CTACTGGTCTATTTTCTTCTAGTGCTACCACATAGTCACCTATAATAATAACTCCAAGGAGTAATAATACACCACTTGTTATTAATAAAATCACTATATCTTTAAAATTTCTAATCATTATTTTTCTTCTTTCGCATTTTTTAACATCTCAGCATAATACTTGTCTACTGGTATTTTAAATTTGTTTGCCATAGTAGCTGCTCTACCATACTCAGCTCCTGTTATAGAGGGAAACTTTTTCTTCATATCTTCATAACTTAACATTATTTTCTCTTTATTAGATCTGTTGCCTTAAGTCCATAGACGCTCGCTATGACTCCGACAAAAATTGTTTGATACCAAAATGGAAGTTGTGAAAAATATTCAAAGAACAATTTCATCTTTTCCATAGCTGCTGGATCATCAGAAAATACTGCCCATGCAAGTAATACTATAGGTGCTGAGAGCAAGATTAAAATAAATTCGTCCTTCCAGTCTGAATCCCTAGAAGTCAGGAGTTTACCTTGGTACTCTTTCTCACCGTTGGCCATTGCTAAAGCATGACGCTTTTCAGCATCAGACATAAGCATTTTAGTCTCTTGCTTATTCTTATAGATATGTGTAGCCGCTTTACTTGCTAGTGATAGTGCTTGTAACCACATTGTATTTCTCCTGTCTTCTTAAACACATATAGGATATCATCTTATCCATGCATTCGTAAGCCCTATCGCCTACTACTCTCCACCTCCAGGTGTCTTTGTGGTGTTTTTGACGTGCTGGACAGACAAAAAAAGATCCCCCAAACATAGTATGGAATCTTTTTACCATATCTTCATCAGAAGTCTCTACAGTTGTTCCAAATCTTTTAGATCTACCACGGCCGGACGACCAAATACCAAAACTACCTTCACCATCAAAGACTCCAGCTAAAAATATTAATTTATTTTTTTTGCTTAGACTTTCGTAATTTTTTTTTTGTGTATGTTTTAACACTTTTATAGATTTTTTCAGTTAGTCCTTGTGGGTTAGGCCCTCTTTTAGGGGGTGGTCCGTAAGGAACTCCTCCACTTAATCCTTTTCTCATTTTTTGTTTATTTTTTCTCTCGCAACAGCTAAACGTTCATCAGATTGTTCATCTTGTTGTAAAAGTCTATCATAATCAAACTCTAATTTCTCTGCCGCTCTTTGGTTTTCTTGATCCGCTCTGAATTTAGTTTCTTCAGCTTTTCTTTGAAGATCCATAGCTCTTAAATCAATTTCTTGTTGTTTAATTTTAACTAAAGGGTCTTCTTTATTTTGTGAAGCCATTTCAGATTGAACTAATTCTTGGGTTATCTGTGCTGCAACCTTTGCAACTTCAGCTTCAAACATTATTTCAAACTGTTGCGGGTCTTGTTGCGCCATTTGCGCCATTTCAGGATTTTGCATAAGCATTTCTTTAACTTGTCCTTTAGCTTTAAAGGAAACGTGGTCTGAAATATGTGATTGTAGCAATGCATACACTTGTGGATTAATTTGAACCATTCTAGATTGCATAAAAGCCATGTGTGCTTGTAAGTGAGCATCATGTTCTTGAAATTCAAATGCTGTAAGTAACTTCATTTGTAATGATCGTGCATTTTCTTTAGCAGGATCCAAAGGTTCTGGTTGCTTTGGTGGTGCTTTTAAAATTGCCTCTATCTGTTTAGTCCCTAACGCTTCGTAAACACGTCTATACGCTTCGTGTAGATTGTGCATCTGTGGGTTAGACTGTGCAATTTGTAATTGTGTCTGTGCAAGAGTTACTCTTTGTGCCATAGACATAATATTTGGATCTGCAACAGGTAAAATATCAACTCTTCTATCAAAATCTGTTTGCTTAATATTTCTTGGACCGCCGTAAACATCATAAGGATATTCCGGAGGTAAAGACTCACCACAAATTCTTGCTAAAATTTTAAACTCTAATCTCATCGCATAGTAACAACGTTTGTGAACACCACTCATTACTCGTGATCCTCTTTCCATTAACGCCATTGTAGTTCCAACTGCTCTGTTTTGAGTATCATTACCAACACTAGAGTCTGTAATAGCAGCAAATTTCTGTCCTGCTTGAACAACGAAACCCATAAGGTTATATAATGTTGGTGAAGGCTCTGTAAAAGGTAAGTTAAAGAACTGATCTCTAATATTTCCTCCAGGTGCATCTACATCTCTAAACTCTCCTGGTTGAATAGGCTGATCATCATCCCTAACTCTAATACCTCTAGCTTTAAATCCTGCTGGTAAATTTTTTAAAGTACCTGCGTCAATCAATTGTCTTAATGCTTGTGTTGCAGCTTGTGATAAGCCACCAATCATATGCGTTAAACCAAAACCATAAAAACCTAGTCCCGGTAAAAATTTATAGTGAACAAAATATTCTGTTCTAGCATAAGTAGTATCATCAGGTTTGTAGTTTCTGTAAATAGATAAAACCTCTCCACTACCTTCATCGACAGTTACAATATAAGGAATTTTAATCTTCTTAGCTTTGTCATCAAAATCTTCATAGTCATCTAAATTTAAATCTACATGCATCTCAAGTATAGTATTTAAATAATCTGATCCAGTACCTTTAACACCTTCTAATTCATTTAATTTTTTCTGAATTGAATCTGGTTCTGTACTACTGTCAATTAAATCAATGTCTCTATAAAAACCTGCGGCCATTTTTTTAGTGACTTCGTTTGAAGTCATTTGAATAACGTGAGTAATTCTTTCACAATCTTTTAAATCAGATGCGTAGTAGGGAACTACTAAATCTTCTGCTGGAATAAATTTAGATACAGGCCTGTCTCGCAAGGCATCAAAATAAACTTTCTTAAATGTAGATCCAGATAAAGGTAGGTAGAATAACATCTGATCCATGTCAGTTGTGTAGTCTTCCATCTCCTCCATCAGAAGGTAGTTCATGTAATCTTTAACTCTCTCGGCTTGTGCTTCGGTGGCCGGTGTTTGTAGTCCTATAACCTGTGTTCGTACTGGCCCGTCAGAGGGTACTAATTCTTTATAAGCTTGTGCTTGGAACTGTGTAACAGCTTCTGCTAACAATGGATGCGTGACACCGGAAGCTCCTTTAAATGGTTTTGTTACTTCTTGGTTTCTTGTACCTAATAAATCTAAACCCTTAATGTAAGCGTCTTCCCATTCTTTTCTAGAAGTTCTATCTTTTTTATATTCTTCAACTAAATCAGAACCCATTTCTTTAAGAGTTCTTTCATCCATGTCTTCTGCAAGGTTTGCATTAAAATCTTGTTCAGCCGTTTCTTCATCAACCTGTTCTTCACCTTCGATCTCTACGTCTACGGGTAAACCATCGGGTTGTTCAACTTCTTCTTCTGCTAATTCCTCTGTTACTTTTTCTATCGCCATGATTAATTGTACCTTATTGGTTTAAACATATCCACCACAAGTCCGCCTTGGGACTTATAAGTTTTTTGTGTATTTCTCATTAGTGGAACCACTTTAATCGCATATGCATCAAAATACAAGCGTGGATCTCCTTCTGGAATATTTTTAAAGGTTCCGGGACCCATTGTTTCTCTAGCAGGACTTTCTTGAGCGGTAGTGTGATAATCACTTTTAATTTCTTTTCCTTTTAAAGGATGATCTGATGGATACTTAAATTTATCTGTTCCCATTGTTTTATATGGTTTAGTTGGATCAGATAAAGATATTTTTGTTGGCCCTGCTTGTGAACCATAGAATCTTGCATTCTTACTCATTACATCGGGAAGTACAGCTTTTCCTTTTTTACCAATACCTTTACCATTAGCGTATCCGTAAAATCTTTCATTACCCGCTTTATAACCTTGTCTGAAACTTACTTTGTCAAAAGGAGCAACGGCTATGTAATCAACATTCTCACGCGCAGCTTTTTGCATTAAATATTTAACAGCATGGTCCCCATAAGAATCCGCTTCAACCATAGGAAAATAATCTTTGGTATTACTATTTCCAGAAGCATCTCTACTCGTAGTTAATCTTTTTAATTTTGTATTAATATCTTTCATAGAAGCACTAATTGAATTTACTCTTCCAAACTCATTATTAGCAACTGCATCATCTAAATCTTTTAACATCTTACCTCGTTGGCTTACAAGTAAATTTAATTCTATGTCAGCATTAAATGGATTAAGTCTACGTTCTCCTCCTAATTGTTGGGATTTAGTTAAAGACTTAGCAATACTCTGGTTTACATCAGACTGTATTTCATTAATCATAAATACTTTTTTACCTTCAGGGGTGAACCTTGTATCGTACCTTATATGATAAATATTATTCGCATCTCCAATCTCACTAGTAAAGTGTCCACCTTTATTTCTAAGTGATGAATTGGTTACGATATCTTCGGGAAGGGTAAATACAGTTTCTCTGTAATCTTTACCTCCTTGTAATGTGTAGTTAGACTCATCACCGTATTTTGTCATAGATTTTTGTAGAGGGGCCGCTTTAGTATTTAAGTCTCCTATAGTTTTATTTAAAACAATTCTTTCATTCGGAGGGATAGCATCACTTAATCTTTTCATAGCACCGTTAACATCCTTAATAGCACTTTGACTTCCCCCTCTTCCTGCTGCATTTAAATAGTATTGTAAGTCATCTAAAGATTCTTTTATCTCTCCTGTACCTGCTCCTTTGTATTTAACTTGTAACTCTTGCACGGTAGATCTTGCAGTGTTGTAAGACTTGTCGAAAGCTGTTTTAACTCCTGGTGCAACTCCAAACTCTATTGGTTTTAATCTATTGATAGGATTTAGTTTAATCATTGATCCTATTTCATTAGCATCTAATTTAAGACCGAACTTCTTTGCTGCAAATAACAGGCCACCGGTTAGATCTCCTGCTTCATTGAAAATTGCTAAATTGGAATCGAATAATTCTTCTTTGGATACACTAACTTCTTTACCGGCAAAGGGTCCTGAATCGTATTTAAATCTTTTCTGCTCACGGACAGTCTTAGTTGCAGGTTTACCAAATATATTAAAGTTTACTTTTCTAGTAGATGTTAAATGATCTAGCCACTCGTCTGCGCTGTATTTAGATCTTCCCATTCTCATAGCCCAGTCATATGTTGATGAACCAAAAGCAGGTGCCATGTCATCACCCATCTGTAGGGGTTTTGTTTGTTTAAGAACAACAGGTGGGTTTTTTAATTCTTGTGTAACTAATTCTTTTCCTGTTTGTTGTGAAGGTTTAGGTTTATCAATTGGACTAGGGGGATTGTTATCTCCTATTCTTCTTGGCTGTTGTCCGGTAGCCGGTGTTGGTCTAGGCCTCTCCGCCTTAAGTAATTCTTTACCGGCTCTAAATAATGCCTTTAGGGACATCGTCCCTCCTATGTAATTTTAGTAGGTCTTGTTCTACCTAGTTTGCAACCACGTGCTTGGACAAAAGTGCCTGATTTATAACCCATAGGTCTTTGCATCATCATGCCACCACCCATTTTGCCTTTAACTAATGAGCTAGCTTTTTTGATATCTCTTTCAGTAAGTCTGTCTTGATTTTTAAAAGTTTTTGCTTTTGCATAAGTTAACATTTGTTTTTGAGTAGAAGTTAAATCAGTAGAATCCTTTAAAGTTTTAAGTACATCTTGAGTTGTTTTAAAAGCTTTATATCTTGAACTACCCATGTCAGCACCACCACCTTTAGAATATTTCTTCATCATGCCGCCACCCATTTTTTTCTTAACTTCTTTCTTATTCATTTTAGATTTTAAGTATTGAGATGCAGCGACTCCCGCAGCACCGACACCTAAAGCTATTTTACCAATTTTAGTTGCACTTACTGCTTTCGTAGCAGCTCTTAAATCCATTCTTCTTTTCAGAAAAGCAGTATTAGACTCTCCTGGTTTAAAACCTTTTGCTTGTCTCATTTCATCCATTGAAGAATATTGAGTAGGACCTTTAGCTGTAGTTGCTTTTAAATCTGAATAAGGATTTTTAGTTTTACTTAAAATTTTATCTAAAGTACCTGAATTAATACCAGTTCTATTTTTTTGCTTAGTAAATTGTATTTTCATCTCAGAAAGATTTTGAGCTCTTTTAGTTTTATTAACAGTAGGTTTAACTGAATTAATAACAGGAAGATCTAAACCACTTCCTCTTTTTGCTTTGTACACTTTACCTGGTTTTAATTCTTCATCTTGAAGACCCATGCCAGAAGTTCTAGCTGCGCCGTAACCTTGGGGTGAACCACCGTGTTTGTAACCGGCTCTGCCACCTTTAGAAAACGAACCTTCTGATGCAGACATTTTTTTAGATTTTATTGTTTGAACTGTATCCATAAAACGTTTAGATTCTTTAGTTGCTTTAGCATCCATCTTTCTAGATTTTTTAATACTGTCACCTAGCATACCTACACCACCAAATATTTTTTTCTTCATCTTATCATATTTTTTATCTGCTATTTTTTGAACATCTGGATGATCTTCAGGATGATTAACTCTCATAGTTTCATCATTCATTGTTTTATCACCTATTAATGATTTTTTATTTGGTTTGTAATCTTTAGCCATAATTGTTTTCCTAATAATATTTATATTCTTTTTCTAACTTCATTGGCTTATCATCCCAATCATCAGAATATGTTGAAACAAATCCGCCTTGTCGATATCTTAACACAGCTTGTGTCATGCTGTCTACATAGTCATCATACTGACCATTAGGAAATGAAGCACATTCTTCAATAACTTCCTGTGCCCAGTGTTCGTCTAAAGGTGCCCAAACCATACCAGACTCAAATACAGGTGCGCATGAGTTTATTCTAGTATGCTTGTCTCGTCCTCTAGCTGGAACGTAATCAACTACAGGTATTCCTGCACGTCTAAGTTCGTGGATTAGTGGAGTACCACTAGCTTTAGCTTCAATAATTACAGTTTCAGGTTCCCAATAATGATACTGCTCTAAGGCTACGTTTTTTAAATCTGGAAAATCATACCTACCTTTATGAGCGTCTAACAATATAATTGCTTTTTCATAACCTTCCTTAGGTTCAAATATCCCCCAGGTGGTAATAGCAGAATAGTCGGCAGATTCTTTTTTAGAAAATGCAGTATCATA